CCCTTATCACTAAAAGGAGATTCATCATGGCTTTCTCATTTACCGTAGCACAAGTTCTAAAGCTCGTCGATATCGCAGTCGAGATGTCTCTGGCCCAAGCTGTAGGGTCAGATGACTTCAGGAATGAGGCAGAGACGTTTGCTAAGAGAACCGCAATGCAGGACTTAATAAGTCTACATTACGCGTTTTACGATGAGGAGAAGCCCGCAGAGATTCGAGAGAATCTCCGCATGGTGAAAGCCTCCTTAAGTAATGTGGGTTTAGACACTGCCCCGTGCTATGAGCATACTCTCCATGATAAATGGGGTCGTATTGCTAATGCCAGGGCATACGGATGGGCTGTTCGTACTCTCGAGTGTTCGACGTCTCGTAAAGAGATTTCGTTCGCCATGAAGGTACTTTCAGCTCTCCCACTCGCCAACACGGAATTGGACTCGAATCGCGACCCGGAAGGGTCATTCGAAATCCTTCGTGACGGTAAGTGGGTACATGTTACTCCAGATCCTGATGAAGATCAGGACGAGGAGGATATGTTCCGCCGTCCAGCCGGACTTAATCGTTCGACTGGTATGTCTAAGTAGTTGAGGATTCTTTTACGCCATGCATCTCGCATGGTGTTTACAACTTTGGAGCTATCTTACATGCCATCTCTTGTCAGGAACACCTGGGGAGTCCAAACCTGGAACTCGAAGGCTGAGCAGCTGAACCGCCTTAATCAGGTAGTCAGTTTTCAGCAAAACGGTCCCAGTAAGTGGGAGAACCCCATTCCTGGCTTGGTTTCTGGCGTGAAGAATCCGGGTTGGAAAAACCTGATCCAGCGTCGTTCGAATGCTAGCACAGCTTATACAAGGAAGGAATGGAACTACATCTTTTCTTGTAGCTGTGACTATCATTTTCAGACGGGCCACCCAGGCGACTCCAGCTGGAGTCGCTGTATTGGCTCACAGAGGAACTACGGTTCTCTCAGTGCTGCTGCTATTCAGAATACGACAGACGCTCAAACGCAGGATATCGCGCTTTCGCGTCTGAAGCATAAGCTGAATGAAGCGACAGGAGGGTTCAAAGCAATGGCACCGTTGGCAGAGATTGATGATCTTCGCCGGACCATTAAAGGTTCGGTTGAGGCCACCACGACTCTGTTCAGCACGTTGCTTGAACTTAAGAGATCCAAGGGGATGTCTGCTAGGAATGCAATTAGATACGCATCTAAGGCTTGGCTTACCTGGAACTTCGGGATTTCTCCGTTGATCAGGGACACCCAGTCTATATTGAAGTCAATCGACGATTATAAACATCGCGTTGATTCGAGTGTGCGTATTACTAGCAGTGCAAAAAAGTCAGGACAGTACAAGTTCGATATGGGAGTTGTTTTTGACAACCTATCGTTCCCTTGTATTTGCTCATATGAGCTGTCCTACCGGTATGTCGGTGCCTTTGATCTATTACTTCAAAGCTGCAACGACTATTCACTTTATCAGCAACTTGGGCTCACTGGTCCGGATGTGTTCGCAACTGCTTATGAACTCATTCCGTATTCGTGGGCTCTCGGCTATTTTGTGAATATCGGCCAATTCCTTGACGATACGTTCAGTTCCCCACCAGGGAATCTGAGATATCTTGTCTTGGATCGCCGTTACCACGTTCATATACTCATTGGAGCTAAGTTCGTCCTTCCAGCTTCGTCATATGTCGTAAGACAGACGCAAAAGCCAGGAGAGGCGGACTACTTCGAGTTTGAACGTTCCCCTACCACTGTTATGCCCCATACGAGTCTTCGGTTGAGAACCGTTGATGAGATGGGTAAGTATGGTTTGTCGAAATTGGCGAACCTTTTCTCCATCCTGGGAAAGGATGCTCCTGAGCTAACTCGCAAGGTTAGCGTTCCTCTTATACTGCGTGAAACACAGTCTGGGAGGGACGCCGCCATGTTAGCAGCTCGGATTGGCAAAATTTCCCGCTAGTTGAAAGGGACTTACTATGTCCTTCGCACCCGCAACGCCGGCAACTGGTGCTGCTGTTACCGGCTTGACCTCACCAACCTACACGCTTACCACGGACGTTGCTCCCAATATCAACGGGAAACAATACGCCGTCACAGCGCTCGGGGGAACTCAGACGAATGTCGAAACTCACTCTGTGAGTAAGCCATTCACTACTTCGTTCTTCCGGCCGCAAGTTTTGCGTGCCCTACCAGCAGCCAACCCTCTAACGGGGATTGTGAAGAACATACCCACCAACACGTACAAGTTCATTACCCGTAAGGGTGCTGTTCCGTACGTGAATCAGGCGGCTTTAACGGCGATGATCACTACGACCATCTCCGTGCCTGCGGGTACCGATACATATGAGCCGGAGGATCTCAAGGCTATGCTCAGCTGCCATTTTGGCATTGGCTGGGCGCAGGCTTCGGGAATCGCCGACACCATATTGACCGGCGTGATGTAAGGTAAACTCGAAAGAGAACCTCAGAATCACGTGTTCCTCCACTTTCCTATTGGGAGTTGTCTCATGGGCATAAATGAAGATAGGTTGTTAGGCCTTTTCAGCATAATGACAGAGGAGTTAAATGATGTTACCACAGCAGACCGAATTACTAAGTTTGCTGTCGAACGTCAAGTGCAGCGCCTGCGAAAGCGGGCGCTTCTTGAAAAAGATGGTCTCACCGAAGCTGCTGTCAGCAATTTTGAGCAGACAAATGCTTTGGTGCGGGATCGTACTGTTAGTATCAATAGTTTCTGCTTGCATAACGCTCGGGTTTTTGTATCTAAGAACCTTGAACGCTATAATGCGAGCTTTGACGACGAACTAATACAGATTCCGTTCGACCCTCGTAGACTTGACCTTTGGCGGTTTGGGCCCGGTGCCGATTACAAATTTGGCATCCGGGGCTCCCATACTGCTTTCAAGATCAAGCGTCCTATGAGTTGCACTCCCCTAGCGAGGCCTCTCGTTTCTAGACTTCGGGCTAGTAATCCATACTTTGTGCTCTTTGATGAGCTAAATAAAAGTTGTGGAACGTCCGAGGCAAGAGGTTCGCGTTTGTCAACGGTTCCGAAAAACGAAGATACCGAGCGTACGATAGCGATTGAACCGACCGGAG